AAAAAGAAAAAGAAGTGAAACTTACCACTCGCCAAAAAAATTTATTAGAAAAACATTCTGAACACCATAGCGATAAGCATATGGAGTTTATGAAAAGGCGAATGAGAGCAGGAGATACTTTTACCCAAGCCCATAAAAAAGCACAGGCAAAGGTGGGCAAATGAGAAAACGTAAATCTGTTAGTTTATCTATAGGAAGAGGAGAAAAATCCAAGAAAGGTGGTCTTACTGCGAAAGGTCGTGCGAAATACAATCGTGCTACTGGTAGTAACTTAAAAGCACCAGTTACTAAAAAATCAGGTCTTACCGAATCAGAAAAGAAAAGAAGAAAAAGTTTTTGTGCTCGAATGGAAGGAATGCCTGGTCCATTGAAAGATAAGAAAGGCCGACCTACAAGAAAGGCGTTAGCATTAAAACGATGGAGGTGTTAATCAATGACTTATGCAATTCCTGGAAATATTAGAACCAATATTGTTTCATCTACTTCTGTAGGTGGTATTGATAGTCCTTTTACAAGAACAAGGGCTGTCTTAGATATGATGAAAGGTTGGGAAATAATGAAAGCTGTAACCGAAGGTACTGAATATTTAAGAGAAAATAGTGAAGCATTTTTACCATTAGAACCAAGAGAAGATTTTGATGCATATCTTGCAAGAGTAAATCGTGCTGTATTTTCTCCTTTTACACAAAGATTAATTAGAGCAGCTACAGGTCTTGTGCTAAGAAAACCAATAACACTTACTGGAGATCCTTATTGGACAGATACATTTAAGATGGATGTTGATGGTTGTGGTTCTGATTTAGATGAATATGCAAGAAGAGTATTAATGTGTTCTCTTACTTATGGTCAAAGTCATATTCTTGTAGATTATCCTGCTCCTTCTGGTGCATTAAGTTTGGCAGAAGAAAGACAGCAAAATCGTAGACCTTATTGGATTGAAGTTGATCCAAACAATCTTTATGGCTGGAGATTAGATAGAGAATCAAATTATGGAAATCTTATACAAGCTCGAATTGCAGAAAAGGCTGTATTGCCTGATGGAGATTTTGGTGAGAAAGTTTATGACCAGATAAGAGTTATAGAACCTGGTCGATACAGAGTGTTTCGTAAAAAAGAGCAAATCGAAGAAATGTATGATGTCTCTGATAACAGTGTGACAGGAAATTTTGAAATGGGATCGGCAGATAAAGATTATAAACAAGTTGAATCAGGACAATTTTCTCTTGGTGAAATACCTTTAGTTACGATTTATTCTGGAAAAACTGAAAATTTAGTAAGTAAACCACCCTTACTTGATATTGCATATTTGAATCTTGCACATTTTCAAAGACAAGCTGATTTGATTCATAGTTTGCACGTTGCATCTCAACCAATGCTTGTAATGGAAGGATATGATGATCAGACAAAAGATTTAGCTATATCTGTAAATTATGCAATGGCAACTCAGCCAGGAAATAAAGTTTACTATGTAGAACCAGCTTCCAGTGCTTTTGATGCTCAATCTGCTGAAATAAAAGAGTTACAGATGCAAATGGCTACTTTGGGAATATCTACTTTAAGTCAACAAAAGTTTGTAGCCGAGTCAGCAGATGCTAGAAGATTGGATCGAGTTGATACTAATTCAATGCTTGCAATGGTGTCTATGGAATTAGAACAAAAACTTCAAAAATGTTTTAATTTTTCTGCTGAATATGTAGGTATTGAACCACCAGAAGTAAAAATTAGCAGAGATTTTGATATTGAAAGATTAATTGGTCAAGATATTACAGCTCTAACATCTCTCTTTGATCAACAAGTGATAGATAGAGAAGAATTTAGAGATATTTTGGTACAGGGAGAAGTGTTACCATCAGCGAATGAAGCCAAATCTGAATAATTTGGTAAACTAATAAACAAGTATATACATTTTTATGGCTAAATCTTTAGACCATGTTCTGCAATCTGACGGAACTTATAAATGGGAAGAAGTAGAACTCAAACATTCAACTGCACCAGTTGAATCTAAAGTTACTTCTGCTCCTGCACCAAAAGAAACTAAGAAAAAAGTTTCAAAAAAGAAAACTACTAGCCCACTATCTGACTAATTCATGGCAATCGAAGAAAAAGTAATTCAGCCTGAGTCTGTGACCAACGCTGAACAGCCTGTGGCTGAAACTGCTTCACAACCAACACAACCACAAGCACCTGATCTTACCTCTATCAAAGCAGAGTATGAATCACAACTTAATTCTCTAAAAAAACAAGTTGCAGAAGAACAAGAAAAGTTCAAAGGTGCAAAAAATAAACTTGATGAAGTTTATAAGAAAAAAGAAGAACAAAGAAAACAAGAATTGGAAGATCAAGGTCAATGGAAAACTCTTTGGGAAGAAGCTAATAAAACGGCACAAGAAAAAGATCAACAGATTTCAACTTTGTCGCAACAATTAGAAGATATGAAAGTTTCTAAAGAAGTTGAATCTACAAGAACAAAAGCATTAGCTGCTATTAGTAATTTAGGTGCTATTAATGCAGAACAAACTTTGTCATTACTACAAAGTAATTTACAAAAAAATGCTGAAGGCAAGGTAGTTGTTCTGAATGGTGGGGTTGAACAAGATTTAAATACTTATTTATCTAGTCTTAAAAATCCAGGAAGTGGTTGGGAACACCATTTTAAGCCTAGTAGTGCTGCTGGAATGGGTGCAAAGCCTAGTCCTATAGCAAATGCTTCTGGAGGTCAAGTAAATCCTTGGAAGACGGGCAACCTAACTCAACAAATGCTACTATTAGAGCAAGATCCGCAGCTTGCAGCAGTGCTCAAGCAAGAGGCTCAAAAATAGTTAGTTTCTGTGAAACTAATCCCCTTATCTGTGATTAGGGTATCGCAAAAAACTTTTTATAGGTAATCTGAATGGCTGCTCCGTTTCAGAATTACTCTGGCGGTGTCCTATTAGCGGATATCGTTAAGAGAAATAATCTCAGCACATATGTTTCCGAAGCTATCAAGGAACGTAGTGCATTTTTAAAATCTGGTGCTGTTGTAAGAAACTCACTTCTTGACGCAACAGAAGGTGGAACAAGAATTCAAGTTCCAGAATTTAACCCAATCACACCAACTGAAGAAATTTTAGATGGTACAGCAACATGGGGTACAAGTAACAATGGTTATTTGACACCACAAAAGATTGGTACTGATACACAGATCGCAACTATCTGTCACAGAGGTTTTGCGTATGCTGTTGATGATGTAGCTGTATTGGCTGCTGGTGAAGATCCAATGGGTCACATCAGAAACCAAATTGCAGATGCAATTAACAAATTAAACTCTGCAAGACTATTCAGCTTGTTAGATGGTTTATTCGGATCTACTTTCGGTCCACTAGGTTCAAACTGTTTAGATTTATCTAAAGGTGCTGCTTCTGGTGCTGATACTGATAACTTCTTGACAGCTTCTACTGTTGCAAGAGGAAGATCACTTCTTGGAACAAGAGGAGATGAGCTAGACACTCTAGTTGTTCATCCATCTGTTGCTTACTACTTATATCAAGTTGGTATGCTTACATTCTCAACATCTGCTCTTACAACTGGTGGTGCAGTAACTTGGGGTGGTGGCGGTGTCGGTGTTAATGAAACAAGCATCGGTCAGTTTGCAGGTATGAATGTTGTTATTGATTCTCAGGTTAATACAGTTCATCCCGGTACAACAGGTCATCAAAAAGAGTTCCGTTGTTACTTAATTAAGTCAGGAACAATTCTTGAAGGCGAGCAATCTCCTCTAAGCATTGAATCAGATAGAAACATCTTATCTAAACAAGATGTTATGTCAGTTGATTATCACAGTGCTTATCACGTTATGGGAACTAAGTGGACATCTGCTTCAGACAACCCAACCAACGCAGCATTAGCTAACGATAACAACTGGGCAATCACATATGATGCTGATTTAATTCCTATTGTCGAGCTAATCGTCAACTCACCACTTGATACTGGAACTAATCCTTAATATCATTAAATTGTGGTCATCAAACCTCATCAATTATTGGTGGGGTTTTTTCTTTACGCTACAATAAAACTAAATTACTTTATTAATCGTGGCAGCTACTATAAACGCAACAATAAAAGGAGAAAATGCTAATAGCTACGTTACTTTATCTGAAGCTAACGACTATTTTGATACCTCCCCAGATTCTTCTACTTGGACAAATAAAACAGATGATCAGAAGAAAAGAGCGTTAATATCAGCTACAAGATGGATTGATACCTTAGTTTTTTATGGAGATAGATGTGATGATGGACAGGCATTAAAGTTTCCAAGAAATAATTATCAGGTTGATGGTGTCGAACTGGCTTGTTCTAAAATTCCTGAAGGTATTAAATATGCACAATATGAACTAGCTAGGGCATTGGCAAATGATACTGATGCTATAACTGGAACTACTGGTAAAGATGGTAATTTTGAGGAAGTAAAACTAGGAGATATACAAGTTAAGTACAATACTGCAAGTCAAGGAACTGGATCTGTTAATAATATTCTTGATGTTTATCCTTGGTTACAAAGTTATCTTGGAGCATATATGTTAGGTGGAGCAGGTAGTTTTCAAATGAGGGTGGTTAGAGGATAATGGCAGGTCAATTAGATTCATTATTAAAAAATGTAGCTAAACAGGTCGTAGCTGATTTAGGAGATTCTTTTGATTCTTCTATTGTTTATACAAAAAAAGCATCTGGAAGTTATAACACAGCTACAGGTGTTTATTCTACAAGTGATACGACTTACAGTATCAAAGCTCCTGTTGAGTT